CCAATTATTATGTTTAGGCTACTCGGAGTCGAATTTAAATTAGTATGAGTTTTAATCTGACTATTACTGAGTTGGCGGCGGCTTGGAATTCCGCGATCTTCTGCTTGCCAGCAAACAGTGCAACTAGAGGGACGGTTGTCGTCGAGTAGCTGTTGGCGTTCTGATTTGAGTTTAGTAGTATTAAATAATTGTCCGGAATTATTAGTCAACCAATCGATGTCGATTCTATCAGCAGTTGCAGTGCAACAACTGGTTGATTCTTGTTTTTCGATGTCAACACCAAACCACCAAAATTTCTGAGAACAATAGTTGTTCATTATTCTTCGTAGTCGTCTTCGTCTTCGTTGTCTTCAAGTACATCGGGCGCAAACTCTTGCAGACTGCGTTTGGTATACGAGTCAATTCCAGCAAACTCAGCAAGGTCAGCATCTCCCAACAAGTCAACTAATATGCTCATTAGATTATCGCTGGCGTCTTGCCTGTCTTTTTGCGGAATATATTGTTTAAGGGCTTGATAAACTTCACCCAATCCATCTAAATCTATACTCATGGTATTGTTCCTTGTGATAATGTAGTTAGTCCAGAGTAATTTGTTTTAAATTTTTATAAAACAAATTACTGCTGTCATTATTCCATTACACTTTCAGTAGACTCATCAATCACAGGTGCTTCCTCAGGTTTGCGCCCGGAAATTAGATGTGGATTTGTGGTAATTTCTGTCATCACAGTATCCAAGCAACCATCATCGTTGCGTTCCCAACCTTTGCGGAACTTCTTGATAATTTCGCCATCTTTGGTAGTGTAAACAAGACTGTTGCCTTCTTTTTTCAACAGTTCTTTACCTTCAATCAAATCAGTTAGTCCGCTATAGGGATTCATGCCTGTTTCATAAGGGATCTTTACTTGTACACTTTCAAACGGTTTGGCGTAGCGTGTCTTCATGATCTTGCAAGCAGCACGAATACCTTTGACTTCAGAGATCTTATTGCCGTCATCGTCTTCTTTGAGCTTGAGTTTACGCATGGCCACAACGATACTGCTGGCATAGATAAAGCCTTGTCCACCACTAATCTTGTCATCTGGATCAAACATATCCTGGCTGGCGTAGGTATGATTAGTTGCAACCAAACCCAAATTCAAGTCGCCGAACATGTTTACACAATTACGAACCAGTGCTGTCAGTGCCTTGGGCTTGCGGCCCATGTCGCCCTTCATATCGCCTGCGTTGAATTGATTAACATCAGTAGGGGTTAACAACATGCCTAAACTGTCTAGCACAAACAAGACTTTGGGTCTACCTTCTGCAGGCAATGTTTTGTATTCCTTGACAAACTCACTGATCATTTTAGCCACATCATCGATCATGGCCATATTAAGTTTCAGCAACTTATCTTCTCTGGTGTCTACACCCAAGGCATGTAGCCACTTCTCGTCAAGTGCATTTTCAGTATCTATTAGAATAGGAAAGATACCTTGATCCTGCGCATTCTTGACAATGTTACCAGAACAAATGAATGACTTACCAGCACCGGATTCGCCGGCAAACACTGTTACTTTACCCAGTGGGATACCTTTATTAAAGTCACCACTGATAAGATAGTTCAGTGCGAAATTGTTTGTTGACACCCAGTCAGTCGGGTCATTGAAGCCTACGCTTAGGCCTTCGATACTTTTCGTAATTGTTTTACGAAATTTACTTACATCAAATGGTTTTGCCATGATTATTTCCTTAATTAATTTGTAATGAAAATGTGTTTTTGTTTTTAATATTTTTATAAAATATTTGTCGATAATCCGTTAACTTGCTATCAATATCTAATAGGTTACCCAAATTTAAGTTTCTACCTGATGGTATTTTATTACGATGTGCGCACCAGTCAACATATTCAATACTAAGCGGAATCGTTTGTGGTTTTACTAGACTAACTTCTACATAACCCACTAGTTCGTTGAACGAGTTTTCGTCGTCGTGTTCCAACTTATCATCAAATGTTTCGAATTTATTATACAAGGTTCGGCCTAAATGATTAAATTTAATTCGAAGATTGTTTACATTGTTTGTTAATCGAGACTTAGAAAAAATATTATCAGTTTGGCAAACTGAATTAGTTTCAAATTGTAGGTCTCGAAAACTTTCTTCAAATTTATGAATATGATTATTAATATTATTCGTGTGGTTGTACATTAAATTTAATTTTGCTAATACCATATACATAGGCGGAGTTAACTCATTGTCGGGAAATTTTTCTAGTATTTTATCGGCCATCGTAGATATTTCAATATTATCAGACTGTTGATTTGCTTTGATATCGTATGTCTGATTGTACCAATTTACCCAAGCAGTATGCAATCGATTTAAATTATCTTGATTCAAATATTCTAAATCGCTATAAGTTTCTATCAGCGTACTATTCAATTGTCGAATAATTTTATTGTTATCATTGATACTGGCATGCAATAACATTATCAATTTATCAAATTGATTGTTGTCAGAGCTAAATGAAAAATTATTTTTATTAATTGATTCTAGCCACTCAACATAATATACTGCTATGTCAGGGTTTACCAAAGAAAATGATACATCATCACCGGTATTATTAAAAACAATTGAGATATTCATATTAGAACGGCACAAGGAAAAATCCTTGTGCCATATGCCAATTATTTATTTCTGGCGATTACGAATCATTGCCAAAATATCTTCAGCTCGCTGACTGCTGGGTTTGGCTGCTGCAACAGGAGCAGATGTTTCATCGGCATCAAATGCTGGGATGTCATCATCTGTGATTGCTGGAGCAAGTTTTGCCACTGGGGCCGGAGCAGATTGTGCTGGCGCAGGGTGAGCTGCATCGTCATTGCCCTTGAAGCCGGATGGCTTGTAGTAAGCACCCCAACGCTCTGGATCATACGCTTCGCCGTCGACACTAGCTTCAAACATTTCTTTGATGATACGCAGTTCGGCTTCGCTGGGTTTCTTGGGAAGGAAGTCAGCAAGATTGTACAAACCGAATTTTTCAATTGCGGCTGTTTCGTCTGCGGTAATAGCAGACTCTTTACGGGCCCAGCTGGAAGTGCTGTAGTCAGCGTAACCACCTTTACTGGTCTTTTTAACAGTAAAGTCCAGACCACCTTCGTAGTCAGTTGGTAGATTTTCCAACTCGGGATCCATCAGTGCATTTTTAATCAAGTTAAAAATTTGCGGACTGATGATGAAACGACGAATTGGATTCTCTGGAGTTTTGTCGTCACCGATTGGATTGTCACGAACAAAGCCTTGGAACAAGTAACTACGCTTCTTCCAGTATTTGTTTGCTGTTTCTTTGAGACTTTCGTCTTTGTACCAACCACGAACTTCTGCCAGTACTGGGCAAGACTCGCCCCACATTTCAACGCAAGGAACTTGCACAAATGTTGGCTTGCTGTCTGGCTGACCTTTGATACCAGCAAACGGAAGTTTGATGATCAGTCGTTCAATCCAGAAAAAAGTGTTTTTGGTGTTTGCATCTGGGAGGAATCGGATGCGGGCTGTGGTGCCTTCTGCGATGTTCCAGTGCGGATAGATAGCGTTGTCGCCACCTGATTGTGAGTTACCGCCTGTGCGGTTTTCGCTTGCTTGAAGTTTTGCGCGAATGTCAGCTAAAGATGTTGCCATGATATGTTCCTTTTAAGTTAAGATGGTCTTTGTGAGTCAGATATACTCTGCACCGTTGCATTGTATAACATATGTATTTAGTCTGTCAAGTCTAAAGCTACATATTTTGTGGATCACAGTGCAGTATAACAGCACTGTGTCAGGAAATCAATTTATTTGGTTAAACCCGCAAGGCGCTGCATATCGACCAAACTGTCTGCATTTTCTGAGATTCCTGCATTAGTTCTGGAAAGGTCAACATCGACTGTGGTGCTGTTCCCGGAGCCGTAGCCGTAATCATATACCCCAAATCTGGGCATGGTCATCGAGGAATCAAACTGCGCGATGATATCTTTGGCTCGTTCCACTTCTTCTCGGCTTTCGAAATAGTAAACTCCATTTTGGAATCTAAAATCGAATCCATTGTCATTAAACAATTCTGCCAAAGTTTGATCTTCAACATCGTCGTCCATGACATTGCCATCCATGTCCCGTTCATCGTTGACCGCATTGGCCATTGGGCTGTTGACATTGACTCCGATTTCATCTTCTTCAATGTCCCGGGCGTGGTCCGAACTGTATCTATTTTGTTGATCAATTGGATTGTTGCTGGTTTCGTCTACTATGTTGTTGGCCCATGATTCAAATTCATCGCCCACTGCATCTTTGCGTGTTTTGTAGGCACGGTGTACAATGGGCAGAGCATCCATGAGTCTATCGTCAAATACTCTACGAACAAATCTTTCTCGTAACGAGTCTATGTCGATATTGTCTTCTTCTAATTCTTCGGGCTGCCATAACGCACGATATTGATCGTAGCCCCGTTGACTGCGAATAGTAAACAAGTCTCTGTGTAACTTGCCGTAATGGTCAATGGCAGTTTCTACCATTGCACCCGTTTCTTTATCTTCAAACTGTCGTCCGCGCATATTGCGAACAAAAGTTTTCAAACTGTTCATCTCTTTGATAACTTTGACTATGTGTTGGCCAAACTCATCGTGCAGTGCTCCACCGTTTTTTGCATGACGGGCTATTGCTCTTGCGCCGTTAAATGTGGTGCCTTCTGGACAACGAACTCGTTCTCCTAGGGAATTCTCAATGTAGAACGCCTGTATATTTCGGCTTCTTGCACCAGGTTTAGTGTCGTCCACAATACGATTTTTGTGTCGAGCAATGATACGAACAT